GCCATTTTGACTTTCCAAAGGCTGTTTACCGCCTTTTCCAACCTCGCACAAAACCTCATAGCGAAATTGAATTAACCGTGACAACCCTTGAAAAATCAGCATTATTCTTGGTTGTCTCTATGATTTCGTCAAGTAGGGAACAAATAAATCATAATCTTTTTTCAAAAAGAGGGAGCATATTGTCTTAAATCGGCAATACGCTCCCTAAATTTTGTTATTCTATTATATTTCTGTTTTGAGTATCTCTGCTATCTCATCTGTAAACCTCCACACAACCTCAATCCTGTTTTTGTCGTACACGATGATACGTTCTACAAATTCGTCCAGCGCAATGCCGAGTTGTTCCTGATCCTCATTATTTTTTGGCAATGCCATAACACATTCCAGCATCTCGCCTCTCGGTTTACCTTGTTTGATCAATACATCTAACTCAAAGGCCGCTTCTCGTTGAATAGATTCCATGCTATCATATTCTTTCTCGAATTTCTGCTTGTGCATCAGAAAATCTTCCCTATCCATAAGTCCGTCTGCATAATTTTCGTAAGTGTTTACCTTACTAACGGATAACATATGCTTTTGTTCCTTGATCTCAGCTATTCTCTGTTCAAGAGCTGATTTTTTCAGAAAATATTCCTCGTCCTTTAGCCTTACTGTATCTAATGCGGATCGTAACAGATCATATTTACTCCAAAAAGCATCGCAAACCGTATCCAATAGATTTTCAGTCAATATCCTCTCTTTTGAACAGGCAGCCGACCTACCAACAGCGGTATTTTTACACCGATACGTGCCATACTTTCCGTACCGTTCATCCCAGCTCATATTCCTGCCACAGCCTCCGCAGATCACCTTTCCCTTCAATGGGTATGTTCGCACAGTCCGTTTGGCGCGTGTTGCAGAGCTTTTTATCACTCGTTGTGCTGCCTCAAACATTTCCGGAGTTACGATCGCTACGTGAGCATTTTCCGTCTTAACGATCAGCTCAGGTTGATTCTTAACTGTATTTTTACTGCAAGGCGACGTCTGCACGGTTTTTAATGCAACAAACGTTCCTTTGTACTTTTCGTTTTGTAATATGTAACGTATTTTCTGAGTATCCCACAGTTCAAATCCGCTTTTCCATGACTTTGTATGTTTTTTCACAGCTTCTGTTTTCAAAAAATATACTGATGGAGTAGGTACGTTCTCCTTTTTTAATATCCGCGCAATGTCAACAGGCTTTATCCCCTCACAAGCAAGAGCGAATATGCGTTTGACGTAACCACCCGCCACAGGATCCACTATCAGCTTATGACGGTCATTGGGATCCGGCAAAAATCCATAAGGACGTAAACCGCCAAGATACTGCTGCTGATTTCTTTTAACTTGATTGGATGCACATATCTTAGCAGAAATATCCTTGCTGTACGCGGCGTTGATAACGTTTTTTATAACCATTTCCATATTTTTGCTGTCACCACTGCCAAGATCTTCGCTGTCATAGCCATCCGTAACAGCAATGAACCGCACGCCGAGAAAAGGAAAAATGCGTTCTATGTAGTCGCCCGCCTCAATATAGTTACGCGCAAAACGAGAAAAATCCTTAACGATAATACAAGTGATCATTCCGCGTTTTACACCATCCATCATCTGCTGAAACGCAGGACGGTCTAAATTTGTTCCGCTGAAGCCATCATCAGTAAATTCTGTCATCGATCTTGATGCAAGGTCAGCATGCTCTGCAATATAACTGCGGATCAGATTTTTTTGATTGACAATGCTGTTGCTTTCCTCTTTTCCGTTTGTGACCTCATCCGCTTGGGACAGTCTGTAATATGCGGCTATCATTTTGACACCTCCGATCTATATGTAATTTTGATTTCCCGCTCTGACACAACTTCAATTCTGATTATCAGTTGCGCGAGCAATTCTTCCGAAAAACACAGTTCATCCACTTTTGCCACGTTCTCCCTTTCAGTATTTTCCTCTATTTGTCGTTCAAGTTCATTTTCTGTTTGATTCAGCCTTTCCTTTTCTTCAAGATACTCCTCCCTGGATATTTTCCCATCCAGCATTTGCTCGTACAGGACTCGTTTACCGTCTTTACAATCTGTAATTTGCTTTTCCAGCTGCGAAATATCGATTGCAGGTACAGAAGCTTCAAGTGTATACTTTTTTTCTCTTACATCGTCCATTATCCATATCCTCAGCAATCTTTCCGCGATCCTTACACGGTTTTTACACTTTGGATCAACACAGCAAAAGTGCTGATACGTTCTATCCGTGCCAAACTGCTTTATTCTTACAGACATGCCTTTGCCACAATGAGCACAGAATAAAATACCCTTAAAGATATTAGGGCTTTGCATCATTCTGTGTGACTGTTCCTCCTTTCGTAATTTCCACAAAGAATGATATTCCGCCATTTTCTTTTCCGCATGAGCATACAAAGTTCGCGAAATAATAGCAGGATGTGCATCCTTTACAACCCGCCATTCCGATTTTGGGTTGAGGATCGGAGTTTTTTTGTATCCGTTTGGATAGCTAAGACGATTATACACCATATCGCCCGTATATACAGGATTTTCAAGGATCTGTGCCACGTCGGTAGTTATCCAATGCGAACGTTTAACCTTTTCAGACGGACGCGTCAACCCCAACTGCTTGCGACGCCAATACGGCAATATTGCCTTGTGTTCGTTCAGAGTATTTGCGATATTGCTTATACTCTGCCCATCTGCATATGCCTCGAATATCATTCGGACAAAATCCGCCGTTTCTTCATCAACAACCAGCTTGCTTTGATTCATGGTGTCCTTTTTGTATCCAAACGGCACTACGTGAATGTTCTCACCGTTCTGTCTTTTTGTCTCAAAAGTGCCCTTTACCTTTCGTGAGATATCCTTGGAATAATACTCATTAAGCATATCCTTGACCGGTACTGCCAGACTTCCGCGACTCTGAGGATCTTCGCTGTCATAACTGTCATTGATTGCAATAAATCTAATATCAAGAAACGGAAACAGCTTTTCTATATAATATCCCGTTTCGACAAAATTTCTGCCAAGACGGGAAAAATCCTTAACCACAACGCAGTCAATACGCTTGGCTCTGATATCGGATAACAGTCTTTCAAACTGAGGTCTATCAAAATTACGTCCGGTAAAGCCATTGTCTGCGTAAATATCCTCTACTATCACGTCGGGGTATTTTGACATATATTGCTTAAGGTATTCCGTTTGCGTTTCAATAGAATCATCGTCCGATCTTCCTGCGTTCAAATTTGACAGGCGGACGTACAAACCCGCACGTCTGATACGGTAAAGCGGGATCGACAGTTTCTCCATAGAATTATTCTTTCTGCTCTTTCTGCTCATATGTTATTCTCCTTTCCGAATAGTCTTTTTAAGTCTTTTTTGTCCGTATGCCTTAAGCTGTCGAAATTCTCCGAGATAGCAATCAGGCGCAGTCCTGCAGGATTCATTACGTTTGTAAGATAGTATCGCGCTTCTTCGCTGTTACAAAAGAAATGTATGATCGAAGCTATCACGATGCAGTCTGCCTTTCTATGCTCAAGCTCATCAAGTAATTGATACAATTCTTTTGACGGAGATTTCTCCATTGACCGATCGTGAAAAGTCTTAAGTTTTTTCAGTTCCGGATGCTGTTTCATAAACGTTCGGCATATCGCCGTCTGCTCGCTCATTGAAAGAGGCTTGACATTTCTATTCTTCCAGCATGCTGTGCTCATATATATGTAGGTAAGCTCGTTATCTTTGTGCATATTTTTGTTCCTCCTGTGATATTTCTTTTAAAGCTTCATTCAATCGCTCCTCAAAACGGAACGTAACGTGTACCCCACCGAGGCTATCGATCTGAATTTTTTTGATCATCTCTACAACGCAACGACGGTCAAGCTCTGTGATATTTCGATGCTTAATAAAGTTGTTCATCCACGAATGATCTGATACTGACCTTTCGGAGCTTCTTATTTTTTGATCCAATTCCCTGATTGCCTTTTCTGTCTGCTCTGTTTTTGTAGCGTATAGCTGTGAATACTCCAAATATTCAGCCTTAGTCAACAGATCTTCTGCGTAGTCCTCGAACAATTTTTCCTTAATGCTTTTGTAGTATGACAACTGATCTTGGAAATCTGAGCGTTGCTGTTCCCATACGGAAAAAATGATCTTTCGCTGCGGTGTCTTTTTTGACTGATCAAGCAGGCGCTTAATATCTTCGGTCAAGAATATTTGAGCTTGCAGAGTTTGAAGAATAACGTCATATACCTTCTTGTAACTGACAATATGTGTGCTGCAACGACGTTTTTTCTTGTACCCTCCGCAAATATAATACCTGTATTCCTTATCGCCAACACGATTGAACTTGGCGATCATAGGAGAGTGACAATCTGCACATTCTATCAATCCCGAAAACAAACCAACTACCCCCTGCCCTACACAGCATCGTGTATCCATTTTCATAAGCTCCTGAACAAGTTCAAAGCATTGCTTGTCAACAATTGCATCATGTGTGTTTTCTTTTCGTATCCATTGATCGGGAGAAAGCGGTATGACTCGTCCGGAACGATGATCAGTCTTTCTGGTTTTACCTTGCACCATAGTCCCCGTATACGTTTCATTCTTCAGAATGCGTGATATCGCTTGATATGACCAAAGTGCCTTTTCTTTTTTCTTGAAGTTTTCAGAAATAGGAACCCCTTGTTGCTTTTTGTACTCCAACGGGGATAAAACACCCATAGCATTCAACCTGTCTGCAATCCTTTGTTCATTGATACCGTTCAGCTTCCAAGAAAATATTTGCCTCACTATCTGAGATGAATATGTATCGATCAGTAATTTTCCTCTGTCTTTAGGATCGCGAATGTAGCCGTACATAGCAAAATTTCCTACAAATTCACCTCTTTTGCGTTTTGTATCCAACTGGCTTTTAATTTTGACGGAAATATCACGGCAATAAATATCGTTCATCAGATTCTTGATCGGCAGCATGATTGCATCATGGCTAGTCGCCTTATCTGCGCTGTCATAACCGTCATTTATTGCGATCACACGTACACCGAGCATTGGGAATATCTGTTCAAGATAGCGCCCAACCTCGATGTAATTTCGCCCAAACCGTGATAGATCCTTTAGCACGATGCAGTTCACTGCACCGCTTTTAAGATCCTCCACCATTCGGGAAAACGCTGGGCGTTGGAAATTAGCTCCCGAATATCCGTCATCAACGAATTCGTCCACACAACAAAGATTTGGTTGTGTTTTCAGATATTCGTTGATCAATGCTCTTTGATTGGCAATACTGTCACTTTCGCTCTTGTCACCATCTTCTCGGGACAAGCGAAGATACATTGCCGTTCTGTAAATTTGATTTTTTGTTTCTTTCTTTGCATAAAACAAAGCCTTTCACCTCCTTGACATATATTGTACACCACAAAGGGTACAATTGTCAGGAAATAAAAGGCTATAGGAGTCATAACATAAAAAAAGTCCACATAAATAGGTAAATATTACTCATTTTCGTATTTTAGATTAATAATCTTACCCATGAGATTTATACCGCTTTTAATGAAAAATCCAAAAGCTGTGGTATTTTGAATTTTCTTGTATTTATAGCTTGACTAACCGGCGTGAGTTCTCTGTTTACGAGAGAGAACAGAACGAATATACAAGGTGTATCAGCTAAAAAAACAACGGAGAAGGACGATGCCTTATAGGAATCTTCTTCTCCGTTACATATTAAAAATTATTTCAGAATATAAGTTTTTGTATACTGATTAATCACGCATTCAGAATGGACAAATCATCAAGCTCTATTGTTGGCATTTTGATATCGTCATTATTGATAAACATCAACATATATATCGGATAGTACACCAGATTACCCTTAACCTCAATATTGTAGTTGGACAATATAAAAGCTTCTTTTATGGAGTAATTGGATATCTCCATAATGTTACTGAGGGCAGAATGTCTTTGGTAGCTCTTACCACTCTTTACCTCGATAGGCAATATCTTTCCGTTGTGCTCGATAACAAAGTCTAATTCGCCGAATTTCTTGCTATTGTAATAATAGAGCTGCTTAAATCCATGAGCCTTTAATTCCTGCGCAACTACATTTTCGTACAGAGAGCCATAGTTTATGTCCTGATTATCAGACAGCAGCTGCATTTTTGTAGCTCTGCCGTATAGAGTAGTCAGCATACCAACGTCCGAAAGAAACAGCTTGAACAAACTACTTTTTTCGTTGAGCAGCAACGGCAAAGCAGGAGCAGATACGTTATACACAGGCAGGGCAACACCGGCGCTTGCAAGCCAAATAAAGTTATCTTCGCTTCTTTCATAGCGAAGTCCCTTTTTTATATCTGCAAAGTTAAATCGTTTATTGCTTGCATTCAATTCAGCAGGGATCAAGTCGTATATCTGTGTGAGATACGGCTTCTTTTCTTCTTTTTCGTAGCGAGTAAAATCTTTCTTGTACTGTACCACGATATCCTCGTGCTCGGATATCACATCCTCCAGACTTCTCGTTTCTTTGAAACGCTCAACAGCAGATGGCATACCGCCAACATTCAGATACATATTAAATATCTGCATCATACGATTGTGAACGGTTTCGTTTACGGGAGTACGGTCAACAAAGGATCTATGCAACGATTCCTTTAGATCGTCCGTAAAATTGTATATCTGCAAAAACTCCTCGAAGTCCATAGGATACATTGTCAGCGTTTTTAAATATCCTACAGGCGCAGAACGCAAATTTTTGAGTTCAACTCCAAGCAGTGAACCGCTGAACACATAGCGGAACGAGCCCTCATCTACCCAAAACTTAATCTTTGTGGTAAGCTCCTTAAATTCCTGGATTTCATCAAAGAAAATAAAGGTTTTCCCTTTTATGAACGGCTTATTCGAAAACAAGGAGAGATTTGTGATCATATCGTCCACGGTTTGGCTTTTTTCAAGCAAAGAAGCTATCTCCGGTGTTTTAAGCAAGTTAAATTCAATATAATCGCATTGCTCGCTTTCAAGCGTATTTCTGATAATATAGGTCTTACCGACCTGTCTTGCACCATCTATCAGCAATGCCTTTTTTTCGTTTCTGATCCAATCAATGATGGGCTTTTCAATTTTTCTATGAAGCATAACTCAAGTACCTCCTGTGCATAGTATATCACATGTTTGACATTTTTGCAATAGGGTTTGAGTGTATTTTTGACATTTATTCCGATTGTATTCGTGTTTGGGTGACATTTTTACTGATAACAAAACAATGGTGTCGGTTTCAAATTTAATAAACTCAATTTTGAATTGGATCGATCACATATTTGCATTGCTTTACAATTTTAAGAATATTTGCTATACTATTCACAGTGGTACCATAAATATCAATCTTAAGGAGAAACAAAATGAACAAAACTATAGGTCAAATTATACGCCAGCTTCGTAAAGAACAAGATCTCACACAAGAAGAACTAGCCGAACGTTTGAACGTTACCTCTCAAGCAGTAAGCCGCTGGGAAAGCGATACGGGAATGCCTGACATATCACAGGTAGTACCCATTGCAAGAGTTTTCGGCGTTAGCACGGACGTATTGTTTGGAATGCCAATAATAAATGAAAATGCAGAAATAGAAAAGATTCTGGATGAATATAATCGTATCGTTGAGCCAATAGAATGTTATACGTACATGCTGAAAGCACTTGAAAAACATCCTATGAATACCAAGCTTTTGTGTTATGCACTCCGTGACGGAGCCACAATTATATACTGTAAGCTGATATCTGACGTATCTCCGGTTGTAAAGGAATGTGAAAGGATTGCCAATATCTTGATAAGCTCCGGCAACGATCCGGACTGTATCTCGGTTGCTCACAGAGAACTCGCCACCATTTATAACGTATTGGGACAATACAAGGATGCAGAGGCGCATATTCTGAAATTACCTGACACAGTCATGGATCAATCCAAAGCTTTCCGTGAGCAGTATTTTTTAAGAGGAGATCACACTAAGGTTTTGTTATCCGACTGTTCAGTTTTCTTTAACTTATTAAGACATGAACTCATATTATCAATATTGGAAATAGGCAAGAACTATTACAGATATGAACAATATGATAATGCCGGAGTCTGCTTCAAATCTCTTCTCGATATGATAAATGGTTTATTTGGAGAATTGCCGACATATTTATGTATGGATGAAGCAATTATTTGGCTAGCGAAAGCTTATATTAAACTGAACCAATCCGAAAAAGCATTGGAAACGTTGGAAATACTACCGACGCTGTCATATCAACAAAAGCAGATCGTTATCGGTGATGAAATCAGCACTCATCCATTGATCAAGCCGATAGGTGCAAAATTCACGGAATCGTACGATAAAAGTGCTTTTAACAGAGATTGCCTGGACGCTCTGGAGGACGTTGCATTTGAGCCAATCAAAAATGAAGTTCGTTTCAAAGAACTAATAAAGCAACTTGTGGAGTGAACGAAAATTTTCTTAATTCTCTGTAATGGTATATACCATGGATTTTGCGTACATTGCATTTGTTGAATCGCGGTGAAAGTGATTAGAGAGATTAGAAAAAAGTGAATGGAAATAAAGACGCCCTCTGCTAATGAGTGAAAACTCCCTGCAGAGGGCTTTGCTTTATTGTATACTATCTTGACTTAAAATACTTTAATGTAGCGGATAACCCTCACACCAACTTGCAATCACAAGCCTTTATATCCGTGTCTTCAAAAACATCCTTCAAACGGTTTCTGATGTCGGATTTTGTTACACCGTTTTTGAGTATGACCTGCAGGAATCCGCCACCGCCTGCGCCGCAAACCAATTTACCCGCAACAAGGTCGTCAACGCTTGCAAATATCTGGTCTATCAAAGTATTCGTTGAGCCGCTGTCGATCATTTTTGAAAGCTCCCAATGCTTATTGAGAAGCTCCGCAAACTCATCAACATTACCTCTCTCAAGCTCAAAGCGCATCAAAGCCGCTGTCTTTTGGATCTCATTAAGTGCAAAAACAGAATCAGGCTCGTTTCCGATGTATCTGCCGATAACGTCACGAAGGAGATTTCTTGCTAGTCGGCGCTGACCCGTGTAGATCAAAACCAAACGCTCGTTGAGCTCATCTATCGTTTCCTGCGACAATACAAGGTGCGAAACCTTTATTTTCTGCTCCAGTCCCGGAGCTGTTGTGATAAACTTGATTCCGTTTGTAACACCGCCAACCTGATCCTGCCAACCGCCGCCTGTGGACATTATCTGCTCCATTACAAGCACGTGCTGATAGAGATCATCATCTGTGTGAGCTATTCCCATGAATTCAAATATTGCTTTAACGCAAGCCGCTGAAAGTATGGAGCTTGTTCCAAGTCCGCTTCCCTTTGGGACGTTTGTAACCTCGGAATGCATTATAAATCCACCACCGAGGCGTTCGAGAATCGTTTTTAGATCTCCGCCATTTTTAGGAATGATACCACACGCAAGCAATGCCGCCTTTTGAAGTGCAAACGGATCATAAGGATCACCCG